CTACTTATCTTCTATTTTGTCAAATGCTTTGATGCGACCGTTTCTCTTCATGTGATTTAATTTGGAATCTGTGATGTCATAAACCGAAGCCACAAAGAAATAGTCGTTTTTCTTATCTAGTTTGACAGCGACCAGAACATTATCTGCAAGGACTTTGATAACTTCAAAACTCTCTGTCTTCACATTCTTATTTTGACCAACAAAATCCGGCGAATCCAAAATAGTAGCAACATCTGGGATATATTTGATCATCTTTCGATGTCTGCTTTTTAACATATGTTTTTCAAGATTTTCTTCGTGGATCAGGATATCGGTTGCAGAAGTTTCTAACCCTACTATTTCCTTGATTTTTTGACTGATTTTTACATTGTATTTCATGATTTTTATTATACCACATTCCTTTTCACAAATCATAATCCCCAGCAAATGCTGGGCTGAAACTTTATTTAAATGTACCCCAAGCATTGCCGAAACGCTTACCGTCTTTGGTAGCGCCCGTCGCAACGTAGTTACGTTTGCCGCTGCCGCCTATGTAAGACACCCAGACATAGCCATTGACATCGATGATGACAGTATCATAGTCAAATGATTCACCACGCTTGTATACTGCTACAATCTCGCCTGAAGTATTTGGCGCCCTGCGAACATTGAGAGCATCGACCGTGACAGTCATAGTGCCCGTCTCGCGATAGGAACGAGAGCCTGCAAGGTTGGGTGCTGACTGTGCGACCGTGCCAGGCGGTGTGATGTAATGCACGACCTGTTGACGATAGCTTGCAGCGCTGTAGTAGTTGCGGACAGGGTAGCGTTTGCCACCGAAATTTTGCTCTAAGATAGTCAATCGGTCACCGTCGACTGCTTCGACGATTACCACATGTCCGTAAGGGTTTCCTGGTGTTGCCCCAAGCGTCACAATCTGACCTGCTTTAAATGGACCAGATGTGGAAACTGTCCAGCCGTTAGCTTGCCAGTTGTATGATGAGCCGATGTTTTTGGCAGAGATTGTATCGCCGATTGCACCGCTGACCCAGCCCACACCAGCGCCAAGTCCGACAGTTGCATCCGGACTAATCATGCGCTCGTACCAACTAGCCAAAGCGTAGCATTCGCCGTTGCCAACAGACACACCGGACCCAACCTGAGCTCTTACATTATTTAATGCTTCATTTACTGTTGTCATAGGCTTCTCCTTTCCACGCATCATTCATCTGCTTGACTGCGCTCTCGATAAAGGTCTCTAACTGTGTATCAGTCATATAGATGTTGTATTTAGCAAGCTGACCTGTTACGCGACGTTTAGCCATGTCTAGCTTGTCTACATGCTTGTCCTGGTCTAGCTTGGCGATTTGTTCAACTGCATTAACAGCGTTCCGTGCCAGAATCTCTGTAATTTCGACCGCTCGCTTACCACCCTTGGCAATCAGATACTTTTTGACCTCATGGACAATCATACCAGCAACGATAGCTAATATACCAGTAGCAGACCCTATAATAATTTCTGTAAGTTGATTCATACTTATTCTCCTTTTTCGATTTTTTCAATACGGTCACTCATTAATGACACTTCACCTTTTAAGCCACCGATTTCACGAGCCATGGCTCCCATTTCTGCGGTAGTCTTTTCAAGATGATTCATCAAGCGGTCCTCCCGCTTGTTACTTTCTTCCTTGGCCTGCTCATGGAAATCCATGAGCTTAGCTTCTCGCTTGTCTGACGTCTTAATCAGATAACGGATGACGAATCCGAATAATAAAATAAACAAAATAGCCCAAGCAACTTGACTTTGGGCTATTCTTTCTGCGTGTTCGATTGGCATAGGCTACGCCTCCGCTCCTGCTGTTGGGTCTGTCCAATCTGGATTTCCGTTTTCATCAAATTTCATGATCCAATACTCTTCGTTGAGCATGTCAGCAATATTAATTGTCGCAGCGGTACCGCCCCACTGATTAAAGGCCCAGATAGTTTCCACATCCACAAATTTGCGACGACCATTCACAATTGCAGGACGTTTTTGCACATCACGGTACATATAAAAATCATTTGTCGCATTCTTGCAGCGAATGAATTCCCCGTTTTCCTTCATATACTGCAATGCAGTCGCAAGGTCAAATGGTTGTGTTGTTTCTTCCAAATTAAGCAATGTGTTGTTAGTAGTTTCTGTCATGATTATTCTCCTTCTTCTTGGTCAATGATTTCCTCTGGTTTAGTAGCTTCATCCAGTTGCTGAGTTAAGTCAGTAATTTCTGCCCGCAGATTAGCGATGGTCTGCTGTGCTTCGGTTAGTTGCACAGCGAGCAAGTTTTTCGTCGTCATCTCCTCTGACAGTTTTGTCACGAGGTCGTTATTAGTCAAGCGTAGCGCTTGAGTGATTTGTTCTTGATTCATGATTCCTCCTATAAATTTAATTCAAATTTCCAGTTGTCCCGTCTAGCTTTTATGTGTGTGCGAAGCGCTGCGTTGAACTCAAAATTGTTGTAGATGATGTGATTCCAAATGTCCCATAATGCTGCCACTGCTGTATCCAATCGGACAGGCTTTGAATTTTTATCCGGAGCCACAAAGTGCTTAGACCAAATTTCGGACTCTGCGTTCATGTTAGCTGGGACTATACGTTGAGTGACAGAATTGATATTCCAACCGACATCACCTTGTGCGTGTCTTAATAGCGTGTTATCTCCATAAATCCGCACATTATCTTCTGTGTTTATGTTGTTTGTGTTTTCTACAACAATCCCTGCAAATGTTGCCGAATTGAAAACTTCTCCTCCGTTTCGGTTGCTCCCGATGATTGTTCGTGAGTAATTCCCTTCAGTTTCGAATTTTATAAATTGAGTAGGGTGTCCAGTATAGATACGTCTTATTGCAGCTACGTTTGTGTAAAAGTTGATTTTACTTTCGTCGAAATTGACATCCATACCACCGTTGAGTGCTTTAGCAATACCGCCAGCAATCTGTTTAGCTGACACAGCCACTGCCTGGACGCTTGTGATAAATGCGCTTTGAGCAAACAGCTGCTTAAACAAAGCTTCGTTTGCTGTCATCTTGTTGACAAAAGCTTGGTCGAATACAAGCTTACTACCGTCGATGGAATTAGCTTTGATCCGTGCAGCATCCAGCGTACCAGTCTTGATTTTACCAGCATCCAAATCGCCAATTTTAGCAGCGCTGATTACACCATCTTGGATATATGTCTTGCCGGTAATCTGTACGAGACTGCCGTCAAGCTTAATAGAGCCATCTCTGTTTAGATTAATCTGGCCCAACACATCGCCAGCCTTTGTCAGGCTTTTGATCGCATAAGACCCTGCAAGTGTGCTGACCTGGGTCTTAAGCCCGTTAGTACCAGACACCTCCTGGACCAAGCCTGCTGCAGTCTGCGTAACCTTGCTGACATTATCCAAAATACTTCCTGTCGTACCGACAGCGCCGATGGTACGAGTGTGACTGTCGACTGTGTCGTTAACGTTGTGAAGAGCTGTGACGGTGGCGAGGTCTTCTGGCGCATCAAAATGGCCTTTATTTAATGCACCTTCGTACAACGCGACACCAGCAACTTCTATGATTTTGATACCGTCTGCGCTATTGTTTCGACCAATAATCACTTTTTTTACTGTGTCAGTTTTGCTTTGAGACCACTTGACCCAGTAACGTTGCCACTCAGTTGTTACCTGTACCCGCGCTAATCCGTCCGAACTACCACTTTTATAACCTGTGCTTGATTCGGCTTTTGTAGTCGTGTTTGGATTGTAAAAATGGCAATAAAGCGTTGCGCCATCAACATCAGATTTAGCGTAAAAGCTAATGATATAATCATTTGCCGTTACGGGTATTGTCGTATACGCGCTAAACGTGTCAGAATATCCAGTTGTAGGTCTCGAGCGTGCGATGTTAAAATCAAGGTATTTATCTGATGTGTTAAAGCTTTTAGCATCATTACCGCTTAAATCTTTTGTCCCTTTTAGTAGATTTCGGGTTCCAGCGTTGCTAGGTATCAGACCTCTTGTTTCTGTAATCTGACGCTCAAAGCTACCAGCTGTCTCTTTCACAAGATTTTGTACGGTCGTAGATAGCGCATAAGGTTGCAGAGCACTACTAGTAATGTATCCACGACCTGTGATGTTGTTGTCAACATCAGACTTGGTCTGGTAACCTTTACCAGCGATTGCAGTGTCTACTTGCGATGCAGTCTGAAACCCTTTATCTGTGATTGCTTTATCAACTTGCGTCTTTGTCAATCGCTTGCTAATCTCGGTCGCATTTTGAGTAATAGCTGTTTCAGCATCATCCACACGGCCGGTCAGCGTATTGTAGTCCGTTTGCGATACTTTGCTTGACACATCGCTAATTAACTGTCGGATTTTAGCCTCAGCAGTCGTGACTTTGTTATCAGTCGTAGCTAAGCTAGTTGATAACTGCTCTACACCGGATGCAGTCTGAGTGATTGTGGTTTTGACTGATGATAATTCATTGGCAAAATCTTCAGGCGCCAATGTGTGATCTGTAGGTACCCTTCCAAACTCGATTTTGGGATTGGAAACTTTTATATCTCCGGCTGCCTGTATCCATAATGTCGGCGAGTGAAATTTGGTAATTACTTTCCCTTCAGGAACAGTAAACGTCTGGCTAATTCGCTTCTTCGTGGTATCTTGCGTTTGCCAAACTTCCCAATAATTCACTACACCGTTTATCTCAACTGAACAAGCTAAACCATACCTTTTTCGTGAATTTAAAGCGGAAACATTGATACCCTCGACATCACAAGATATTGTGACAGTTTTGATTTTCGACAAATTAGATAGTAAGTCACTCGACAAATTAAATGGTTTGCTTACCCACCTACCTGTGCTACTGATTTCGGCTTGAGATTTCAAAATGTAATTTCTTCCGCCTGCCTCAGTCGGAATCTTCGCCTCAACAGTGCCAATCTCAGTCCGTATCTGACCGGCCACAGTATCAACCTTTGCACTCGCCGTATTAATTTTGCCGTCAAGTGTCTGTGTACTTGAGGTCAATTCTTCCAGTTTCCTATCAACTGTATTTTGATAGGTCGCTAGATTTTGCTTAGCAGTGTCAGCGGTTGACTTAATCTCGTTAAGTTTTTGGGTCGTTCCACGGACATCCTCTGTGTATGTTGACTTAGCCACATAATTAGTAGCAATTGCAGTACGCTCGGCTGTTAACTGTTTGGCCGTCTCTGTCTTTGATGCCTCAAAATACGACTGAGCGCGAGTTGATTCGCCGTCCTTGTATGTTTCAAGGCTTGTTAATCTGTTAGATAACTGCGTAGCTGTCTGATTGGCTTCGGTCTTATTCTGAGTGACCTTACCATCTAACGTGCTAACGGTTGATTGTAAGCCAGCGTAGTTTTGGTCGGCAGTCCGCTTGTACTCGGCGATTTTGGACTCAAAATCAGCGTTGCTTTGAGAGTAATCCTCGATTACTGCGGATAAATATAGATTAAAATTTTCGAGACTTACAGCGGTATTGAGGGGGATTGTATTTGTGAGACGGATGAATACATTGTCTGTCTTATAAGCTTTTGTTGCGTCGCTCAAATTAAACTTTAAGTCAAAATGTTGTAACGCAGTTGTGCCACCTTTAAACGTGATACCTGCTCCATACCACGGAGTTGCCGAAAAATGGACAGTTGTTGTAAAGTCTGATTGTAAGGCTGGATTAAACGCTATATCAAAAGACACCCTTACATAATCTTTGACAAATCGTGTATCATTTTGCCAAAACTCCTCATCAATATAAGTCCTCACATCTTGAGTTGTTAAACTAGTAATGTAGTATTTACGAGATTTTGAGTTTTTAAAATAGTTACGACTACCAATTTTTAAACTCTTAAACCGCTCTGTAACGCCATCAATACCACTTTGTAAATCAGCAGTCTTACGATTGATACTATCAATTTGACCAGTCTGGGCATTTACCGTCTGATTGAGTTGAGTGTAATTAGTTTTAACACCAGCTAGACTATCCTCAACGACTTTAGTACGATTGGTCACGCTCGTAAGGTCGCCAGTCGTTTTGTCGACAGTTTTAGTCAGCTCGTTTAAGCTCGTTAGCGTGCCATCTGCAAGCTTTTTCGTTTCGGTGGTAAGCTTGGTCAACTCAACTTGTTTAGTCGCTTGTGCGATAAGCTGTGAGGCCTGACTTTGTAAATCATACTTAGCTTGTGTGATATCTCGTTGTGCTTGCACAGCCTTAGCATCAATCGCGTTAACTTGATTTTGCAAATCAGTCTTAGCAGTATTTAACGCTTGATTAACGGTCGCAACCTGCGCTCTTGCATCTGCGATAGCTTCGGTCTTGACCTGGTTAGCTCTAGCGATGGCGTTTGCCGCATCTGCCTTGGCCTGGTTGGCAAGCGACTCGACAGACTGGGTTTTAGACAGGATGTTCGCAACCTCTCTGTCGTGTTCCTGTTCCTGGGATTGCATGGATTGGTTGACTTGGGCGATTTCAGTATCAATTTCCTGTTTAATAGCGTCAGCATACCGCTCAGCCTCAGCTTGGGCTTGCTCGATACCGTCATTGATTTCGGATTTGGCTTTGTTAATTTTTTCATCGAATTCCTTATCCTTATATTCCAGTTGCTGTTGAACCTCTGCTTCGATCTCAGTAGACATTTGCTCGATGCGCTTGCCTAAAAATCCCTTATAAGAATACTGAGTATCATTACCAGCTTTGCTGTCTGCACTAATTTTGGATTTTAGACCGCCCTTGAAATTAAAAGATTGACTCAGTACAGGGACTTTAAAAGTCTCGTTTTTGTTTGTTTTTAACGTAATCCATTGCCCGACATCCAGTTTTAGGTGTCCTTGCCAATCAAGAGAAAATGGATAATACTTGATTTCTTTCAAATCATAATACAAATCGTCTAAGATATTCTGTATCATGAAGCTATTTTCTAGCTCTAAAGAGCGACCAGTTCGCAATCCAACTGTTAACGTCTCTTTGTCTTTCTTGCAAGTGATACCTGCAATCTGGTACATAAGTTCGCTTTTAGTCAGGCCGTGCAAAAAATAATTATCAGCAGTAATTGTGATATTTGATTCAGTCAACCCACGAATTTCCAATTTGCCTTTTCTGTTAAAAAAAGCAGAAAAGCCAAGCAATTGAATCGCTTGACTTAGTACTTCTCTAAAAGTAATGTCCTTTTTATCCGCTTTTGATTGGATATGATGCTGAATCGCTCGGAAACCTAAATCATCTGTTTCTAACTCTACTCCTGTCTTTACACAAATTTCGCGAATGACATCTCTAATCTGTGCCGGGTAAGTCAGGTCAGAAATATAAGGTTGATTGAGCTTGAACATCCCATCCATCAGATCTAATTCTGTGGTATTCCTGTTGCGGTCGATGTTAATATCGTTGACAAAATACTCACCCATTGCAACCCACTCGAAGGAATCGCCAACTTTTAGTCCTATCTCTGGATAAACTTTATCCAATTTGTTAAAGCTAGTGATGATAGATGTAAAGGTCAATTTAGCCGAACCAGCAACTGTTCCGCCAGGTTTTAAAGTATCGCCGCTGATATATCCATAATTGAAACTAGCTTCTTTGATGTCGCTAGAAGTATAGGCGCCTGCACGAATAGCAAACACCCTATCTTTAGCTAACATAGCTTGGTTAAATGTTACCGTGTGAACCACCTTACCTCTCTATTAAACTAAATTTTAAACCGCTCCATGGTTTGAGTTTTTCATCAAATGAATATGCTGGTGCTGTTCTGTCACCAACATAGAATGTTTTAGAGGTCTGCCCTAAGATAGGGTCCGGATAGGATACTTCAAAGAAAACAGGCTGAACAGCATTCTGTATCTGAGCCATCTCAGCCTGTGTCAACATCCCCCAATCACATTCCAATTTGCGCTTGGTTGTAATCCTATCCCTGACCATGTCTCCGTTAGCATTTCGACCTGTCTCGCCATCTACATCATTGATAGCGACTTGAAAAGATTTAGGAGGTACTACTGTAACTCCATTGATAATCAATCGACTCATGTTTCCCTCCTAAATGTTTAATAACAGTTCGCCAGCTTGCGCCTGTGCTTTGTTAATCTCATCAATCGCAAAGCGTCCGAATTCTCGGCTGCCGATATTGATGACGATGTCACCACTTGGCAATCCAGACGATTGCGGTAGACCTCCGCCCAAAGCATTAACAACTGCACCGCCGACAACTCGTCCCATTGTTTGCAGGAAGCCTGTATTTTCCAACGGCATAACTACCTCTTTACCAGCCTCCCCAATCATGGCAACGGTAGGGCTGTCCACAATACCACCACGGGCAAGACGAGGAAGGTTGACGTAGCCAATGCTACCTAGGCTAACGCCTGGAATGTTATTGATTAAACCAATAACACCGTTAATCATACCGATAAAGCCATTTACAGCGTTCTCAATAGTGGCAAACACACCATTCATCGCATAACGAAATGCACCAGAAACAGCAGTTGCTACAGCGCCACCAATGTTGCTAAACCAACTGACGATGTTATCATAAATGCCACGGAAAAATCCTACAACATTGCTGAAAGCATTTGTAATACCATTCCATGCCTCAGAAAACTTCTGTCCAAACCATCTACCTACGTTGGAAAATATATTCTCAACATCTTTCCAGCGGTCACCAAACCATTTACCTAAACCTTGGAAGATGCGGACAATAGCATCCCATCCAGCCTGTAATATTGCAACAATGGTATTCCAGACACCTTTTAAGAATGATAGAATGACGTTCCAAACGAACATGAAAATAGACGACAGTAAATCCCACATTCCTTTTGCTACTTGAACAATGCCGTCCCAAGCCTTTTCCCAGTCGCCTGTAAATACACCGACCAGAAACTCGATGATACCGCCTAGGATTTTTAAAACAGCTCCTAAAACATCGAAAACAACATTCCACGCTTGCACGAACCATTCTGCAAGTGTTTGGAATATTGGAACAAGTACTGGTAGTATGTTCGCTGCAATCCAATCAAAGAGTGGCAAAAACCCCTCTTCCCATACAACTTTCAATAAATCTACTACTTGACCGAATGCGTATAGGAAATTATCAACAAAAGGCTGAATATGGTTATCAAACATATCAGAGAACAATTGTCCGATGCTATCTAATACTGGTTGAACATCATTGTTCCAACTGTCTATCAGAGTGCCAAAGATAGAACTGAAGCCCTCAATGAACGAATCAAAGAACGGCTTTAAGTGTTCATCATAGGTTGCATTTAAGCTGATAAAGGTATTCTTGAACAAGTCCTTGATAGACGCGAAGATAGGTTCTACAGCTGATAATAAGCCGATAAATGCCGTTGTAATACCTGCTTGATTATCTACGGCTAGACGCTCCCAAAACGCCCAAAAATCTCGTTCAATCTTTCCGGTTATATCATCTATCCCCATCCGGATATAGATTAGTGAGGAGATAATGGCAGAACCGATATCGGTCGCTGCTACGCTTGTGATTGTATCGTAAAAAATTTGACCAATAGCCTGAGCTAAATTTCCGATACTAGTGATAGTGTCGCCTTTTATCTCAAATTGTCTAATTAGCCAATTCTTTATATCGAGCTTAGTTTCTTTTAAGGATTTATCTAGACTTTCGGCAATAAAGACTGCAATGCCCATCACGACATTTGCGACAGCTCCCGTTCCTTGTCCCAGAGCGTAGGATAATTTCTCGCCAAACCTTGCTGCTGCTTGCAAGACAGTTCCGTCTGCAAAGATGTCTTTTAGAGATTGCCAGATACCAACCAAAGCGTTTTTAAAACGGTCCAAGCTGTCAGCTCTAAACGACATATTAAAGCCGTCTTTAAACAGGTCTTTTAATTTTGAGAGGTAATCAAAAAGAGGTTGTAGGGTTTTATCCCATCCGTCAAATATGGACTTAAACTGGTTGTCCATATCAGTCAATTCTATTTCAGGTAAGATGTCAGTTCCGTTCCCAGAACTCCCTCCCTTGCCATTTTTGCCGCCCTTCCCTCCGCCGGAACCGCTACCAGCTCCGTCTGAGTCGTCTTTGTTCAAATTTAGGGTAGTGATTTCATCGAATCCTGCTAAGCCCAGAAGTTCTTTAGCAGCTTTCTTAGCTGATTTGGCAGTATCATCTAGATTGTCTGCAGTCCCACCGGACGCGTCATCTACACCGTCCATGGCATCGCCTAGACCGCCTACTGCGTCATTTGCGTTTTGTGCACCCTGAGCAAGATTTCCGATTGCGCTATTCTTCACGTTGGCTTTTTTGTTAAACATCAAACCGATAAACTCAGCAAGTTTAGCAGTGACATTTTTGAGTACCATCGCAAAAGAATTTAGCACAGGCATCATGGCATTAATAATCGGTAACATAGCATTACCAATATTTAGCGCCGCATCGCTCAAAAGCGATTTGAACAAGCTAATACGCCCGTTTACAGACTGTTGCAAGGTATTGCCGTACTTGGCTGTCGCTTGCTCCAAAATAGCCATCAAGCGAATTTGTTGCTGGGTATTGTAGTCTAACTGTTGCCAAGATTGCCCGTTCGCAAATCGCTTAAAGGCATTTGTGGACTCAATCATGGCGACATTGACGTTGATTCCAAGGTCTTCAATCGCTTCGGTGTTCCCTAGCAAGCCTGATCGGATACGTTCCATAACATCTGTCATGGTCCGTCCGCTACCTTGCGCAATAACAGCAGATGTCTGTAACATCTTGCCTGTATAAGCGCTCAGTTTGTCGGAATCTTTGATAAAGTTGGAAAATAGATTGGAATAGACAGCTCCGTACTTGGTAGCTTCTCCAACACTCATATTCATTGCGTTGGCATTGTTATCAATCCACTTTAAAAACGCTTGGGAACTTTCGCCCATCTGCCGTTTGATTTGATTGACTGAAGCACTCACTTCAAGAGCCATCTGCGTAGAATACATGCCGAGGTCTAACATTTTCTTGCCTAGGTAAGCTAACGCAGTAATCTTAGCAAGTTTGCCCAAAGCAGCCGCCATACCACCAGCTTGTTGACCTACACGCTCTCTAAGACCTTTTGTCTTGTTTTCAATTTTGTTTTGAGTTTGCTTCATCTGAGATTCCAATTGCTTCATCTTTTTTTGAAATGGAGCAATCTCGCCTTCGACAATAACTCTCAACTCTTCTAAGGTTGTAGCCATAGTTCCCCTCCTTTCCATGTTATCTTATTCGGAAGTTTTGAATCTTCCTCTCATTCTTTCAGCAAAAGCCCTCATCCGTTCGCGATGAATTATCAAATCTCTCTCAATTCGAGCTTGTTCTATCTGTCGCCTATCCTCTTCGAACAAAGTAGGGTAGAAGTCCCAAATGTCCGGTGCTTCACCTTTTTCCTGGAACATCATGGAAACAAAACGAGCTATCATTTGCGATTGAACAAAGTTATGCGAAGCAATTTCTTTCTGTCTCTGGAATTGTTGCCTGTTGTAACTCTCGACCAACTCTTTCAATTCCAAAAGAGTGTATTCCCAAAAAGAAAACGGGTCTACCCCTGCATCTAATGCTGTTGGATAAAACCCGTTAATCAATTCTGCGACCGAACAAGGACCAGAACCTACTCGACTACTGTCAACGTCGGTTCTTCCTTCTCCTTGTTCCGAGGAATAAAACCCGATACTTCAAACAATGGTACGATGATATCGGACATCAATTCAGTTTGTCCGTAGCCTTCATCAATGTAATCATCGAACAAGTCATAGACATCATCCAATTTGATACCATGATGGAACTTCTGCAAAGCACCTTGAACAACCAACAACATGACCTTCAAAGGCGGTAGATTGAACTGTTCGCCTGGTTGTGGCATAAAGATTTTGAGCAAATTAACGCCCAATTTTTCTTCAACTTCACAGGCTTGGCGAGTGCTAAGACGCAATTTATAGTCTGTTCCCTTGACGGTCCAAGTGATATATGGTTTACGTGTTGACATTTATACCTCCTTAAAGTGCTACTGGATCAGTGAATTCTAAATCTGACTGTAGAGCCAATTTCAATGTAAATTCGATTGCAGAATTCACGCCTCCACCGCCCAATTTGACTGCGATTTGAGCCGAGAAATGCACCTTCGTACCATCTGGGTATTCTTGTTCAAAGTGACGAACAGCCTTGGCATCTGCCAGTTTACGCAAAGTACGATAACTAGAAGTTGTTTTGGAATTCTCATACTTGAATTTATATTCCAATTCACCAGCGTCACCAATACCAAATTCATACTGCTTAATGGTATCCGCAAGGGTCGTATTCTCAACTTTCTCAGGGTCAATACCAAGTTCTGGAACTTCTTTCAAGCCCTCGATAACTGTATAGCTAGACCCTTTGGTCTCGCTCATTTTCAATTTAATTCCATTCGCTAACATGTTTTATCCTTCCATTCTGTATTGGTAAACGATTCGGGAGTTTAGATCTAAAATCCCCTCAAATCGCATGACTTTGTGTCGTAAGTGCGTTGGGTCGGGTGTATCCACGCTGGATGTACGTTTTAGCCCGAGAGATGCAAAAATCGCATCAATCGCTACTGCTAATTCTGACGTACTATCATTGTGGAAAATATCGACCTTGTAGCGCAAATAGGACATCTGTTCTGTATCATCTGTAATCTCGTAAGGCTTGTTTTCCTCTTCTAAGTAGATGATAACCGGGAAATTCTCCCAATCCTGCGGATAAGTATCTGTCACATTGTCCGCAACCTCTTTCAATTTCTTGTAAATGATGGGCTTAATATTTATCATTTGCTGACCTCTTCAATCAATTTTCGCTTAACATATCTGTTGATGTTCTTAGTGACCCGTTCCTCATTATCCTTAAGTGCTGGATAAAGATACGGTTGGGCAACTTGACCAAACATCTTGTAAAACTCGCCAATCTTGGGGAAACGATAAGGACCGGCATCAATCTGAGACTCGTGGACATACCAAGGTGTGCTTCGATAGGACACGCTGACTTCTGGCGAAATGCCTGCATGGTTTGTTGCGCCTTTTGGACCTGTTCCAAATTCGACAAATCCACCATGGTCCGACGTACTTACGACTTCAGCTCTTGGATTCCCAGGCTTGGACATGCGGACCTTGATACCCGCTCTCAAATCACCATCGTTGACAGGAGCTCGCAACTTTGCATCAGCTTGTACAACATTCTTAGCAGCGTTGTGTACAGCTTTCGCTATGATTTCGGTCTGTCGTTGACTAGACAATCGTTTGAGCTTCGAGATTAACCTATCAGCACCTATCAATCGCGACATTGTTCCAACTCCAAGACTTGATGATTTGTATATCGCTTTATGGATATGACTTTATGGGTTACTTTATCGCTGTTGATACAAAAGCCATCGCCTTCATCTATAAGAGTCTCACGGTCTACCAAGCAATTCAAAATATATGCCAATCTCTGACCGTATATCTCAGCTTGTAAACGACCACTAGCAGGCCATATCTCGGCCCGTATCTCAGTAGAAACATCGCTGTAAGTAGCTTTCTTGATACCCTCATCACTCGTCACTATGACAGCTTTACGAATCAGATACGGCTTCAGTCGGTTTCGCTTCAAACGCACGACCTGCCACCCTTGCGAGTCTATGACTCCGAATACCATTCAAAATAGTATCTGACAGCCCGTCTTTATAAGACACAGACACGCCCCCTTCACTCCGTGATGTTTCGCCCTCGCTTCCTTGGCGATTGAACAACTCGAGTGCCACTTCCAGTTGCAAACCTTCCAGCGCTGGCGTAAGCTGACTTCGATTTGTCTCAGTCAAAATGATATTTTTTGCCCTCAAAAGCAAAGACGAGAGGATTTTATCATCACTCTCGCCTGTTAAAGTTTTTAAATCTTCTAGCATATCCGCCCCCTATTTTGCAGGAGCTTCTGCTCCTTTGGTCTTGATTTCTTCAATGTAATCAGCCAAATTCACGTCTTGCAATTTAGCGTTTTTCTTCATCTGCTTATGACGTTCCTTGGTCAATTCGATGATATCGTTAACACGATGAACAAAACCAAGTTCGTCATCAGTAAACTCTTTTAATACCTTAAAGCGCATTTAGGGCCTCCTAGACAATCTCTTTCCAGTTGGCTGAATCGCTACCAGGAGCTGTTGAGGATGAATTTACTTTCTTAGTGGCTTCAAACAACTTACCTTCGTTCTGTACACGAGCACCAGCTTCATAAGTTGCACCAGATACCCACTGCTCTGCACGGATGTTTAATTCGCCTTGTGCGCTTGGCTTCGCTTCTGGTTTAGAGGTCGCAATAGAAATGATGTACTTCTGGTCAAAATCAAAGACAAATGCTCCAGTATACAGCAATTGTTCCACCAACTCACCAAAACGACCTGGGATGTTGTTGTTATACTTCGTTTCATCTACTTGGATAGGCGAAACGACTACCCCGCCGATTGTCGCAACAGCTTGTACGCCTTTAAGGTACTTAGATGGTACTTTGTAAACCGTGAATGTATCCAACTGACCGACATAACCTTTGTAAAGCACAGTTTGATTGGTGTCTCCTTGTGGAAGGTTGACAATTTCTGACTTAATCGCTTTATAAAATGCTGGCGTCACAAACAACAAGCGGTTTTCCACTACGTCCAATTCATCCAATTTCTCAGAAACATCCAAGACAGCTTGGTAAGAATTATTAGCACCTTTAGTATTAGCTGGTACGACATTATCGCTGACATTACCAAGAAGAGCGTCAAAACGAAGATGGTCTAAGTACGGCGCCACAACTTCGGCAGCTTGACGAGCGACAACATAATTGACATTGACTTCACCGTTTGAATCACGCTCATCTAGACGATCCACAAAACGCCCCCAGTATTTTTCTTGGTCCAGAGTGTATGTGCGTTCTTCTGTTTGTGCATGGTCGAACTCATTGTCAGCATTACGCTTGTAGTCTTTGAGTTCTGTTGTGTCAGATTTTGTAACAGTAAATGAACGCCCGTTCATTTCCACTGCATCATTCGATAGCAAAAGCGGAGCTGAGTAAGATTTTTTAGCAACAACTTTCTCGATAATCCCTAAGAATTTTTCACGGGATGTTGCGGTGTTAATATTTTCAAATGGCATATTTTATTTTTCCTTTCTTATTTCAAAAAATCACGTTCCCACTTTTCAACGGTTGGTTGTTCTTGTGGCGCTTTCTTCATCGGTGCACTTCCTTTGGTCTTATCAGCAACACCTTTCAAGACTGCTGCTTCCCAAGTCTTTTGAATAGCATCAATGGAATCACGTACACTATCAGCGTCAGCAAGATTAACCACGTCTACTAACTCGATTGGTAAGCCACGTTCGCTTAAAATCGTCTTAGCTTCAGCGGTTAGCTCTCGGCGTGTGATTTCTGCTTCACGGTCAGCAAGGTCCTGTTCACGCTTATCAAGCTGGTACTTCTGCTTGTCTTCAGCGTTCATCTTGGCTAATTTCTTAGCTTCTGATTCAGCTTTTTCCTGCTCTGCTTTCCATTTAGCAAATTCCTTGTCAATGATAGCATCAACATCGGCATCGGTGTACTTCTTTTCGTCTTTCGGGTCTGTTGTGACTTGTTCAGGTTCAGCTGCTACCTGTTTGTCATCTTCGACCGCTTCGACTGTTTGTGTTTCTTCGTTCATTGCGAACCTCCTATTTTTAAAGTCGTCCCCGACTGTTTTTCCATAGCTTTTACCGTCTTCAATGCTTGGACCAAAAAGAAAACTGGTCAATTTCGACCAGTTTAAAGTAATTTAGAGTAGTTTCAAGCAGTCTTTCCTGCTGTCAAGATGAGTGACCACCTCCTCACATAGAATCCAAAACACTGCGAAAACCAACAATATTTTGGGGTCCAATCGCCTCATAAGTATCATTGAAAATATCTTCCTTACATGGATATATTTCTCCGTGGATACCTTTAATAATATAACAGCCTTCGTCAGCTCGCATTACACCTTCCAAAGTCAAAATGTACAACGTGTTTGTTTCTTCGTCATAGTTAAGTTGACTTCTACCACAAAGACTGTAAACATCTTCAAAATTTCTACCGTTCCACTGAACTGCTTCAATTTCAACAGGTTTCTTACGATAACGCATTTTTTACTCCTTTATTTACGACTAAACCAAGACTTCTTGGACAGCTTGTTAGCTACTTTCTTTTCAAGATAATCAAATCTCGAATTCGTAGCCTGGGCGTTGCGTTCGATAATATTCTCTAGCTCAGCCACACGATTATATAGCCGGTTTTGACCGTTGACGATAATGTCTATCGTTGTAGAAATAGCCAGTAGCCATTGTTCCAAAGCTTGTATTAGACGATATTTCTTTTTAATCCGCTTATTCATGGCGTTCTCCTTTCCAAAAATTATAATCTTTTAGTGACCTTACCACACTTCTTGCAATAATAAAAATCAATCTTATAATGCCCTAAATCTTTGAACCAAAAATCATGAACACATAAGAAAGTCTTGATGAACCATTTTTTTATTTTACTTAGTTGGTACATACTCCCTCCTATTTTCTGCAACAAAAAAGCACTCGACTACTTGAGTGCTTATTTAAATAATTGGTCTGCCTTCTGCATATGCTTTTTTTGCTTCTTCTAACGTCATCTTATTTGGACCGCCGTCAATATTTGTTTCACCAGTGTTTTCCCAATTACATTCGCACACATCAAATAACATGACATTCCGTCCACAAACAGGGCAGCGAATGTACTCTTCTCCATCAATCAGGAAAATCTCGTTTGTAGTTTTCATAATAGTATTTCTCACCTTCATCTGGTTTTAACATTGTGTTCAATCGCGCCTGATTATTTTTGTTTCGCCGACCTATTACGATAATGTTCTCAGCCTTATCATAGCGAACTCTACGTCCACCCTCGGTCTCATAACCCAAAATATTTTCATCGGTAGGACTAGCAATCAGTTCCGATGCAAGTTTTCGATACTCTTCTTTAGTCAAACTTGGAAACTCATGACCGTGTTTCTCAAAATGACCATTAAAAGACTTCTCAGACGGGAATTTCGCTTTTATCCATCTAGCTTGGTCCTGTAACTGTCCATATCCCTCTTTATCATTATACTTCAAATCAATATAGTCTTCAAGCGATTTAGGGGCTTTATCTCCAAGAATTGACTTATATTTCTCGTACTGGTTATTGGCACGTTCAATCTTCCAAATGTCCAAGTTATCCGCCTTGTATTTTGGTTTGACATACTTCTCATACCAATCTTTATACGTCATATTGGCAGGGACTTGAATAGTTTTGCCTGTCACTGGGTCTCTGGCGCTTCTGGTTGCTTTGGCTAACCATTCTGAATCGTCTGATGCTATTGTATCCGACCGACACCAAGGATGCATAGGAGGATAGTTCTTGCCAGTTATCCGTTCACTAACTTTGTAGATTTTACCATCATGCTCTCGACAGATACTTGACGTTCTCAAATCTAATGTTGCGAGAAAACGATAATATTCCACATCTGCTTCTTCATAAGCCTTCGCTTCCATTTCTGCATGGAAATAACTCGTTTCTGTTCGAATCAACCGTCGAGCATTTTGACTCCCTTTTCCGAATTGAGCCTCAATGACTTCTGCGGTCTCGTGAGCTGACCGACCCGTTAACAGACTGACTGCCAATTGCTTTTGTAATTCACTTGCTAAGGCTTGAGTATTACCCCAAATCCTTTCAGAGTAATTCGCTCCCAGCCATGGCGTTTGCTGGATAGCTCTGATTTCCTCTGGGTCAATCCTGTTAAAAGCAAATGCCACACCAGACTGCTGCTGCAAATCAAAAACAGAGTGATAATAAGCATCTGGAATAAACTCATCATAGAAGGCTCTAGAAGCCTCATTTTCGGCTTTATACAATCGGGTGGGTAAATTATCCACCTCACGTTGCAAAGCCTCGTATCGCTCAATTCTGGAAGCGTAGGGAGCCAAATCTAACAAGATAAGCAACTGCCGTATCTCTTCACTGTCCGTTGTATTCTGTAAAGCTAATTTTAACTCCCGAATATCCGATAGATTCTTGACATTATCTAACACTCTTCTTGCTTCATCTTCCGTCAGTCCGTGGTCTCTGCGATAACTCTCAAAAATCTGGTCTATCTTAGAAGTGATATGCCTACTTGCTAGCTTGTGAATTTCATCGAGTTGTTTTGCGGTTTGCTCTGCCTTGTCCATTTCTTGAACCATTCGCTGAGCTTTCCGCTTCTCCCAATACTTCTGATTGTCCATCTGTCACGCTCTCTTCATAAGGCAAATTCTGGCTAAATGCAGGTTCTTCTTGCGCAGCCTCTTTTTCTTTTTCAAGCGCCTCAATCTCTGCATCTGGGTCTTCCACAAACGGCAAGAGCGAAATAAGTTGGCGTAGACTAACCTTGTCTTTGAGATTGCTGATAATTTGGGAAAGTTCCAACAAATTCTTTGGCAAACCACGGCTAAACTGCGGAATAATCGCCTTAGCATTTTCGTAAATCTGAGACCAGTTGTAATAATTCGCAAAAATCTGTATGCGTTTGTGTAAAGATTTGATATAGTATCGCTCTTTGGTCTTGGTAATCATTTCAAGGCCCAAAAGCTTAAATTCCATAGCTACCCCTGATGTATTCCCTGCGAAATTCTCATCTGAGAGATTGGGGACGTGGCTAAAAGTGTAAATATCTTCTTTCAGCGCCTTACGAAGTACTTCGACCGTAGCCTCATCCAAGACATTCTTCAAGAACTCAGCACTTGCGTCTTTAGGGAGTTCTAACAATCCTTCTTCTCGCAGTATCTCCATCGCTTCTTTTGCTTCTTCCGGTGTATCCGCCAGCGCTGCGCCATATAAGACCAAAATAGAATCAATAGCTTGTTCCTTGTCATTCACACGGTTGCCCATCAGTGAGTTATACGCATCTATCAAGCTAATCTGTTGCTCATAATCTCCGACCATATAGCGATTGTTTCGATATTCAATAATAGGCAGGGCTCCGAGATTATGCGGAACACCCTCTTCTGACTCTTTCTTTTGCTCACGTAAAGACATGCTATATTGCAGGTTCTCTGTCAATACCTGAGCTCGATAATACGTCTCTTCCGTCACATCGTCCTTCGTTTGATAATAATAGACCGCAAACAAAGGTTTCTGTTCAATCGAATCATCATAAACAATAAAAGTGTTCTCTGGTTCTAGACTGCGAGTTACCAGCTCATTTTCATCCTCTTTGACATAGATGTACTCATAAGCCCTGCCGTAGATTGCCATGTTCAAAGCGTTGTCTAAGTCTGTCGAATCAACATCTGCACTATCGAAAGTTTTTAGCAAATCCTCGATGTCCATATCGTCGGTCTTAGGATAGCGGATAGCATTGCCCATAAAGTAACCTGTGGCGGTATCCGCAATATCCTTAGCATGATTAGCAACCGTCTTAAAATTTGGCAGATTACTTCTGCGTGTGTGCTTCTCAATAGCATGTTTTCCAAGGTAGTAATCTTTTAGCTTCTTGAGTTTACTACTGGTCTGGTCATGCTTTACTATCAATTTGTAAATGATATCCTTATCTAAATTCTGCTCGTTATACAACGAGCGACTATAGACCAATACTTCTTCCATTTTTGCTCCTTTCTACAAGCCGTAAAGCGATTTGCGTTTGACTTTGGCTTTAGTTCTAATTTTGTCATTAATTGCTTCGACTACGCCTGTCAGTGCATCTGCAGCATCATCATGAGCATTCTTACCTTCTCTTTGATAGCTCATAAGATTTTGATATAATTCTGACCAACGATGTCTCCAATTTTCAGGGAAATAGATATGCTCTATTGCCCAGGTCGTATTGGTCAAAATTCTTGCTTGTTTATTTTGAGACTGATGAAACCAATTAAAAACTGTATATCGGTTTTGGTAGCTATCTTGCGTCAAACGTTCAACGTTTCTAGCGAATCCGCGACCGCCATTATTACTTTCGATGTCACATGTATTGACTTGCCACTCTGCTAGTTTTTGAGCTAGCAAAGGCTCTGTTACTTCCATCGGTTCCTTTGTGAAAACAACGTCCAAGATATACGCTTCATTGTCCATAGTGACGCCGTAGATATAACTAGCTAGATAGTCCTTGCCTGTATCTGCCGTATCAGTGTAAGCACTAATACGCTTAAATGTCGGCTTGTCAACATAGGTTTTAAATCCACTGTACAACCTGCCCTTGATGTCAATAGGTTCTTGCTGGTAGTTCGCAGACGCAATATCAGCTCCCATAGTCTTAGTCTTTTGAAGATAAGCTTGTTTACTCAATACTTCGTCACAAAGCATCGTATCCGTAGCTTCGTCGTAAGCTTTCATGCTAATGTGCTTGACTTTGTAATCAGACTTAGGAAGTTCAATCAGCGCCTTACCTGCCAAATCTTGCGAATGCCAACGTGTCATGATAATAATGATTTTTCCGCCCTCTTCAAGACGTGAAAGCATCGTGTTCGTGAACCACTCCCAATGTTTTTCTAAAACGGTTGCGTTGTTAGCTTCTTCCGCATTCTTGATAAGATCGTCAACGATAATAATGTCAGCACCGAAACCAGTCGCTGTACCTGTTGGACTTGTAGCCAAGTAGTTATTATAGCCGCCTTCCAAACTCCACAAATTCATAGCTGCATCGCCATATTTTATATGCGTATCTGGAAAAATGTCGTTAAACACAACAACGTCTTCATCTGCCTTCGTTTCCTGAATAGCATTTCTGACATTTTTCGAAAATACAGTTGATAACGTTTCGTTGTACGAACCAGTCATTATCTTTTTATCGTTGTCATTTCCAAGCAACCACTGAACGAACATGCCTGCCGTCCTTGATTTTCCGTGTCTGGGTGGTTCATTGATAACCAACACATTATGCTCGTTGTCACTTAAAAAGCCTTGTAAGTCATTACAAAGCTCGACTAAGTATCTACGAGATGGTTTGTAGAAGTCGCTTGCCATCAAATGACAATAGTAAAAGAAATCGCGACGAGCTAACTCAAAACGTGCTTGTTGCCTGATTGCCGCTCTATCCATCATCAATCAACTTCCTTAACTCATCCGTTGTCAAGTCGGCAAATGGGTTGGTTTGGTTGATATTGACTTCACCATCGTGTGTCACTGCTTGTTTTGTTTTAAAATCGTTGTCACGACGTTCTAAGTACCATTTTGACAAGTCTATATCCCCATCTTCAATCGCTTTCGATATATTAAGTTTTGCCCGTGTTTTCACACGTTGCTTAAGCAACTCTTTTCGCTCCGAAAATTCAGGATTTTCCTTACAGTAATCATAAAGAGTTGTGGTTCCTATATCAGCTAGAAGACAAGCTTCTTCATCGCTCAATCCTCTCACAAACAACTCTTCTAATTTCCGTAGTGTTCCTTGCGTCATCTTGGTTGGTCTACCACGCTTTGTTTTCGCCAATATCATCACCTCCAATCAAAATTAAAAAAGCCACACTTCGTTGTGTGACTAATGCATATTAGGTCTTGGTCCGATATGCGATTGACCAGACCTCCGAGCCAAGGACCTCTCAAGGGTTACTTGCTCTTGACACGGGAACAGCAGGAATCGAACCTGCGACAAAACTGCCTTCGGAACCTAGGGCTTTCAACCGAGCAGAGGAGTCTACCTTGTATTCCCAAATGGAGAGTGTGGGATTCGAACCCACGGACCGCACGTAGGCGGCCACCCGTCTAGCAAACGGGCGCATTCGACCAACTCTGCCAACTCTCCATGTCAGGGAAGGCTTACTGCCTTACCCTTATTTCTTGATACTACCATTCTAGCAGATTTTAGACTTCATGCCTGTACCGTTACTATCATTTACTATCAATTCTGAAAGAATGACATCAAGCTCCTTTACTGCCTGTTTCTTCAAACGGTAATAGGTAGGTGAGCTCATGCCACCCATACTGTCACAGATGTCGTCAACGTACATCTTATTGATGTAGGTCATTCTCAAGATGGTTCTATGCTTAGGATTTTTCAGCTTGTTAATCAATCTACCAAGTTCAAGTTTCCTGTTAATAACTTCATTGGTATCTTGTTCAATAGCTTCTTTCATGATTACAAGCTGGGAATAGACATCATCAACCTTTTTAGCCTGACCACCCTTGACCTTGTCTGCTGTCCACTTGGGGCTTGAGAGCAAACCTGCCTCAAGCTCATTGATTTCATCTATACGGCTTTGAATATCCATATCAAGATTTTGTAGCTCATTCAAGAGCTCTTTAGCCTTGTTCACTCTCTGTCTCCTTTTTGTGGTATAATGTATGTGAGTTATTTACCACAGCCATGGCAGAGAGTGCCTTGGCTTTTTTGTTATTCTTGATTCGTAATCACATCCCCTTGTGTGATAACTTCAACCCAGCCATGCTCCAAACGAGCCTCAGCTTCTTTCATTCGAATCAAATTATCCGAGATAGAGTTATTCAATTCAGCGTTGGCTTTTGCTTGACCTTGAGCCTTGATAACCTCAGCGTCTGCATCTGCTTGAGCTTGGATTTTCTTGGTTTCTGATTCAATCTTAGCTTTCTCTTGATCCTGCTTAGCTGAATCTACTTGTTTCTGCTTAACGGATTCATCCTTGATGGCTTTTTCGATTTCATCGCCTGCATCTTGGTCTGTGATAGTGAATGACACAAATTCCAAATTATCTGTTGCGAACCGCTCTTTTAGCTTCTGGTCAATTTTGCCATAAACTTCTGTACGCTTAGAGCCTAGTACTTCGTAAATATCATACTCGCCAGTTACGGATTCAATGGCCCGTTGCACAGCTGGAGCGACAACGCTATTACTCACATTTTCTAGGTCTGTGTAGTTAGTAAACACAGTCATAGCTTCTGCCTTGTTGACCTTGTATTTAACGTCAATATTAGTATTCAACCACTGACCATCCTTCGTCTGTGTCGTGATAGCTTCCATGGTCTTTGTCTGAACGGATGTCGGCAACTTATACACCTTATCAGCAAACGGGACTTTCAGATGGTACCCTGTCTGTAAAGTTTTTTCTTGTACTCCGTTGAATGCCGACACCTTCACACCTACGGTATTGGCAGGGATTTTTACAACCGCAGTCAATCTAAAAAATACTGCAAAAATAATAAGTCCAATAATTGTAGCACTCACTGCTACCTGACGTTTTGTTACTTGATATGCATTTTCGTACATTGTTTTATTCCTCCGATTTTGTAATATTAGTCCTCAACCCGTACCACAATTCTGTATACCGAATTTAGTCGTTTTCAGCCTCCTGTAATTTTTTTATTGTGACACCTGCATAAATCCATACCGTGAAATCTGTTAGAACAATTGTCACAGAGCAACTTGTCACAAGTAAGAAACCTTTGTTGCTGATTTTTAAATAAACTGAAACTTCGATAGAATGCTATTCCTGTCTGACCAATTATAAAATCACACAGCTTTGTTGCTTTTCTCTTGTAGCACTCGTGGCATATATCATGTTTCGGTATGAATTGAACAACGTTGGTCGTCATTTAACACCTCCTTAATCGTATAAAACGCATTATGCGCACCATAATCATACAACCAATAGCCATCGCGTTGCGCTTTACGGATATACCAGCTTTTGATTCTTGATTTGGTATCAATCAAACGTTGCATGTACTTTTCAGCTTCTACTGCCGTGTCAAATGTGCCTTGTAGTTCTGGCTCGTTGTCATTTATTCGGAAATATAACTCAAACATTACTCCACCTCTTTCGCAAATCCCGCATCCCAAGCCCATTCAAAATCCTGTTTGATTTCGGATTCGGTGAGTTGAAAATCAGAGTCACTAAAATCTGGTCTTACATATACACATAGTTCAATAGCGTTATCGTTGTTATCCCTGCGCTTGAGGACTGTAGCGTTCCACTTATTTGCATTCGGATTCGGAATCTCCACCGTATACAACTTCTCCCGTTCAATCTCGTAGCCGAAGAGCCAAGCACGAGCGAATGTTTCTTGGTTTTCTGGGCGCTCTAACCATTCGCCAGTATCATTGTATTCATCGCAGTAATCCATTGCACGGAGCAATCCATACCCTTCTTCATTTTTGCAATATTCGATACTATCAGCGATAAACTTCGGCACCACAACCTTCTGTGGTTCATGGATTTGGTCAATCGTGTTCACAACAACTTCAAGTGGTACATAATCGACCTGTACATTTTTCTACTATAATTTCGCCTGCTTTAAATATTACCCTCCCTCTGTTAGCTATTTTTATTTTTGATTGCTCAATAATCTCAATCGCTTCCTGTTTATTCATTGTTTCCATCCTTTCAAATAATCAGGCATCTCCTGCCCGATTTCAATTTCCTCATACTGCTCCTTGGTCACTAGGAACTTACCATAAGACTTGACCTCAACATAGTAATGACCATCAACCACGTCCTTAGCCGTGACCTTGCCGAACTTCTCTGTACCTTCGTTGTCGACTTGGTAGATGATGATGGGTTCCTTAGTTTTTAATTCGTCCACTTCATGACTTAGATCTCTGATTTTCAGCATAGCTACAAGTAATATGATGAGCCATAAAGTACCAAAAAACAGTAATGGTTGATAGTCTTTCATTCCATGACCTCCACTTCTACCTCAATTCGTGGCTTGAGGCTGTAAAATTTACCGACATCATGCAAAGCAATCTGACCGTCATCCTTAAAGACTATGCCAGACATACTGTCATACAGAGCCTTTTCGTAGTTATCAACATCAGGCTTTTTCCCCACTGGGATAGTCTCATCTATGAGGGCCTGCTGGTTCTTTTTGACCTTAGAGATATACTGAGGGGGCTTGATGAAAAACCTCACCTTTGCCCTCAGTGCTCCTTCAAGAATAGGCTGCCCCATGTAGAGATTGGCAATAAGTAACCTACAACACTCTCTCCATGATTTCATGCCCTTGTCTTCATAGGTTGTGGTAAAACTCCCACGCCTAGCAAACCTTGGCCGTGATTGTGGTTTAGGTTCGATATTTAGGACTAATTTCATTCCTCGATGACTCCTTTAAGGCCTAATTTTTCAAAGAAATTCTCTTTGTTCAGCTTGATAAAGTCAAACATTTTCTTGATTTCAGCAGCGTCTTTAGACAGTGAGCTTGCTTTTTGCGGTGTATCTAGTAAAATTTCCTTTTTAGGTTTAGCAATCATAACTAACCTATATTTAGGCTCAAACATGCCTCCATCTTGGTCAAGTGTAGGCTCAAAATCGTCTTTTTGATACTCTACACTAACATCCCAATTGCTCCTGCCACTTCCAAGGACTGTGATTGTCCTATCTTTGAGTGAGAACTCCAATTCAAAGCTATCACTTGCATTGATTTTATCTGTCATTCTGTTTCTCCTGTTAAAACAGTTTTGTTTGTAGAGGATAGACCTCTGTCAACTCAATACCTAGCCTGTCACAATCTTTTTGGATGTCTGCTACTGAGATGACAGAGTGAGCTCTATTCCTCTTTTTGTTGTAATGCGGGAATGTATAACCGTCATTTTCAATTTTATAAATTACTTGGTCTTTATTTTGTGGAACCATTTCAACATAGTTTATCCATTCCATATTGACCGCCTACTCAAATTTTACAAATGTTAGCCAATGTGTCGTCCCTCTTTGCTGTCCAAAAAGTGGACGGTATGGTATGACATCTAGTAATTTTTTAACGTTAATCTGACAATCAGACCACTTAAAGATTAACGTACCTCCAACTTTCAGAACTCTCATACACTCATCAAATCCCTTGGCTAAATCTTCTGACCAGGTAACTTTATCCAGCCGTCCATATTGAGCTTTCATGATTGAGTTCTCCCCTGCCCATTTCAAATGTGGTGGGTCAAATACAACTAAGTTGAATGTGTTATCTTCAAAGGGCATATCACGAAAATCACCGATAATATCAGGATTTACATTGACCTTTTTTCCATGTATCTCAAATGTTTCTTGTCTAATATCCATGAAAGTTGTGTGACTTTCATTTTTATCAAACCAAAACATACGACTTCCACAGCAAGCGTCTAGTATCTTTATATCTGACATCAACACCTCCTAGAAAGGCAAATCATCATCTGAGATGTCCATTGGTTCACCTCCGAATGGCGGTATCTCGTTTTCAGGATAACTACTTGACTTACCTGATACACCGTTTAAAAATGCATCGATAATAATCTGCGGTGTCTTAATAACCTTCCCTTGCTGGTTTGTGTATTCGTTTAAGCGATAAGTACCCTCAATCTCTACCAATTGACCGATAGAATTTTCCAATCGTTGAATGTTATCACGAAAGGCGATAACATTGATGTAGCCATTCTTCCAATTTCCGCTATCGTCTTTTCCGTTCGCAAAACTCATACTAGCCGTCATCATTGTGTCTGTCTTCTTGTTGTACTCGTTGTTAAAATTGATATATCCTTTGTTTGTTACTTTCATTGCTTATTCTCCAATTTCTTTAATAGCCCATCCGCTAGCGAGATTTGTTCCATGGTTATATCTTCGATGCTGACAACTCCTAATTTTTCACAAAACCATCTTGTGATTGAACCGTCATTCTTGCCTGTCCGTTCGATGACAAACTGAATGGCATCCTTATATGCCTTGACTACTTCTTTTGGTATTTTATTATTGGTAGCTGGAACTTGTTTCTTTGGCATCGCTTTAGGTGTCGCTTTCCCTGGTTGTGTCGCTTCATTGCCATCATCATCATTGTCACTGGTAATTCCGAAAATGGCGCTCAATGCATACCGCTTGGCATATGTGATGGCTGAACCGACTGCTTGCGGGTCATTCTTTACTGGTTTCATGCAGATAGGGTCATATTCAATCCATTCGCCCGATTCGTGCATAACCATCGTCCCAACTGTCACATTCCCATTCTCATCACTTGACGGGAATTGTGTGAAAGATAATCCATGCTTGTTCGCTGCTCGTGTAATGCTATCAACTACATTTTCAAGCGGTACATACTTGCTTTTAAAAAATGGATTATCAGCATTCTTCAGCGGTTGTTCCAACTCCATCTGCATCTTCGCAAATGCTTTACTCAACTCAATAATCGTTTCTGACTTTCTCATCATCGTACCTGTAAACTTTCTTTTTCAATCAATGTCGCACCTTCGATAACTTCGCCAGCTTTTAAATGCTTAGCTAGCTCAGTCTTGATAGGTTTGTACTCCGTTTTCATAAACTCAAGCGGTATTTTTGTTTCATCCAAAATATCCACTTGCTTCGATTTTCGGAGTGAGACAGTGAACAATCCAGCAATCACTTTTTGTTTATTGCTCATCTTCAAAGCTCGTTCAATGGCTTCTTTGTATTTTTCTGCCTTGGCTTTGGCATTTTTTTCTTTTTCGTAAAACTCCTGTTTTGCCTGTTTGAAACGTTCTGCATCTGACAATGCATTCTTCCACAACTTGACAAAATATTCGATGTTCTGTTCCAAGTCTTCTTGGAAGTCAATGCTATCCAAAGTGTCATTGAATGTTTCATCGTCTAATTCCATAGCTTGCAGTTGCGCATAAATTCCTTCAAGTTCGTAAAGATAACTCATTATTTTCTCCTTGCTATACCTCATAGCCCATCAACAAATTATCTTTCCATTCGTCATAGGCTCTATCTTCGTCTTCGTCCGTCTTCCAGATGTCAACTGGTGGTTCTGGTGGTGTGCTTAACCATGTATCATAATCAAACATCAAAACACTACCTTTCCGCCGATTTCAGACCAACCAGCCCACTCATCCAGTTTTTTCTGGATAATGTGGTGTTTCTGTTGCAGTAGCAACCCTCTGACTTCATCGCCTATCTGGCCATACCTCTCTTCATGGTCAGTAATCATTTTCAATTTTTCTTGCATTGTCCCTCCTAAAATGGTAATTCTCTCCTGCTTTGTGCATTGTCTGGATACTTAAAAACATTGTTCATCGCACCTTTTATAATTCGGCTAACAAGTGAGCGGTCATACACCTTCTGCATCTGCTCCCCTGTCAAGTTGGTGTTGATGATAGTTGTATCACGTTCATCCAAAATCTGATAGAGGATATTCTGCTTCCAGTCGTTCGCCTCCTTGGCCTGTCTACCAAATGTTGATTCCTTGCCTAAATCATCCAGAAAGAGATAGTCGGCTTTTGTGAGCATATCAATCATCTGTTGGGCACTAGTCCCGTCTTTGTAACCAAACCCTTCTTGGATACGCTGAAACATTTTTGGCACCGAGATGAACAACACGCTCTTCGGTTCAGAGATTGACCGCCAATCCATATTCAACTTTCTAGCAATACTGATAGACAGATGGCTTTTGCCGATGCCAGGCTTACCTTGGATAATGGCATTCCCTTTACCTTGGCACTTAAAGTAAAACTCATTCAGCCTTAAAGCAAACTGTTTCGCTTCTTCCTCAATCCTGTTGGTAATCGTGTAGGTCTTGTAAGATGCGTCTTTTAACTCTTTTGGTATCATGCTCTTCTTAGCGAATATATCGTAGGAACTAGCCCACGTTTCAGCTTCCAAGGCTTGCCCCACCTCTCTCAACTGTTGCTCATTCATCTTCTCTCTGGTGCATTCAGGGCAACAAGTGATATACCGTGGCACTGTTTCATTCTTGACCATGACTTTATGCTTTGTCTGCCAAAGATAAACCTGATGCTTCTGGCACATCTCATCGATGATGTTATGTATTACTCCAATTTTCATTCACACCTCTTTCTAGTAGGGCGGTGGATAGTTTGGGTCTGGTGCGTCAATTTCTTTCCTTGTCCAACTCTTCTTAGCAAGTAAATAGTCCTGTATCGCCGTAACAGTCTCCAAGTTGTTATGGACATACCAGTCCAGACAACACCTCTCCACCCAGCGAATTGTTTTTTTATTTCGCAATGTCGCTTCTGAGATAGCAAAGTCAATAATCTCAAATGGGTAATCACCTAACATCTTTGTCACAGTTTCAAGTTCAATCGGAGTTAAGTCTTTTCCCCAATTTTGTCTGATGGTGTAGACAATTTTTTTCAAGGGATTTTGCTCACTAGTATTATTATTTATATTAGATATATTAGTCTTGATAATATTAGTATTGATTCCGTCTAAATTTTGGACTTCTTGAAGTCTAGTTTTTAGACTTCCATGGTCTAAATTTTGGACTTCTTGAAGTCTAGTTTTTAGACTTCCGTTGATATACAAGCGATTAGGCTTATTTACCCCTTGTCTAACCTCCTTAAGTAGGTCAAATTCATGCAACTCTTCCTTGGTTGTCACAACGGTTTGCTTAGAACATTTTAAGATTTCCATAAATTGCTCATTGGTAAAATAAACATACACTTTACCATTTTTATCGTACCAACCATTCTTTTCAGACAATCCTCTCCTATCCCACAGCAGCATGTACATCAGCATAGCTCGGTGACTCAATTTGTTATACGGCTCCTCCAGTAGCCATTGCGGGAATTGGTAGAACTGATTATTTCTAACTTCGTCAATGTGCAAATTCTTCCCCTCAACTTTCCAACGTTTCTAATCGCTTATCATAAGCATGGATATACCACTCTTTCAGCTCTGCATATAGCTCCTGCGCCATTTCGTATTCCTCTTCGGTCAAGTCTCGGTTATTGGATTTGCCGAAAACATTCAAGACCAGGGAGCGAACAGAATTGTGTACCTGGCCAAAGGTCAAAGTGTGGTAGCTGGTTTCATCTATCACTTCGTTGTGACGTGGTTTGTTGGTATAGATAAAGCCGACAGGATTGATAGATTTCACACGCCAATTCTGGCTCAATCTCGCCACCACCTCAGGATACTTCTGATTGACTTCCAGCAACTCGCTACCGTTAAAGGTCACGCCGTTAAACAACCCTTGTGGTGTGATTGGCTTATGTTCCATGCGTTCCTTGATAATCGCTTCAAGTTCTTCTTCGGTTAATGTGTAAGTTTTTGCCATCTGTTCACCCTCCTAGTTGTAGCGTTTGCCTGCAAGCTGTATATAAGCCCCGTAGAGCTCGTTTTCAAGGGGTCTGGTATATTGACCCTCAGAAACAGTTTTCGGCTTGCTAGGGACACGAAAACTGCCCAAACCAACGCGAAACCATAGATATAGGTTCAGAGGTGTCAAAATGGCAATCAATGTTAATGCTTGTTCGATTGTTAATGTTAGTTCTTCCATGATGTGTCCTTTCGATTTTTGCAATTCGTCCAGACTAACACCTAAAGCGTCAGCAAGTTTTTTCTAGTCTTTCCGACAACCTCGAAATTCATCTAGAGAAATATCTAATACATCCGCAATCTTCTCCATTTGAAAGAAAGATGGGTCATGTTTTTTCATGTTCTCTAAACTTTTTCTTGGTATGCCAGAAAGACGCTCAAGTTCAGCGATTGTTATTCTTCGCTCAGCAAGTAACTGCTTCAATTTTTCCCACATAATAACCTCCTAACACTTGTTTTTTTACCGTAAATTTACGGTATAATTAATTAAGCTATCTATGAAAGGAGGACTTCGAATTTGTCCGAGTTTTTGTATAGCAATGTGATGAACTTTTGAAAAACGTTTTCGCTAGCGAAGTGTGGTCTTTCCAACCACTTAGTAGGTAGTCCCGAGAAAGTTTTGCCCACTATCTGCTCAACACTTTAGCGTTATGAAGTTTTGCAACGCCATACGCTCTAGTGATTGAGATGGAACTTTTAGCGTGCAATGCTGAACTCCTTGAAAATTAGTATTCACTAAGCATGATGCATGTGTAGGAAGCAGAACCTCCAAAGTGATTGCTGTCTAGTCAACGTTCATCTTTAAAAAATCTTGCACCACCTCTACTCTGACTAAGTAGAGGTGTCTTTATTTTGCTGACGCCATAGGTATTATCCTAGACGAATTTTCAAGGTACACAAAAAGCGTACCTGTTGTTTTTAGGGTTGCTGAAAACAGGTACGCTATGATATAATCAAAACGTGCCTATTTTCGTATGAATATGGGTGCGTTGTTCGCTCTAACGTGTTCGGTCGCCAAACTAAAGCACGTTAGGGCTATTTTTATTTGTCAAAAAATTCTTCGACTGCCTTTCTCACAACTTCCATTTTACCGATACCGTTCTTTTCAGCGTATTCAGTTATGTTGTTGTGCATCGTTTCAGTCATTCGGACAACCAATTGTTTGTCCATTGGTTCAGAACCTTTGACAGGTCGCCCCATTTTTGCTGACATCTGTTACTTAGTAAAATACCAAATTGTCAGCCCTAGTAAGATAGCTCCGACAAGAAAGTTGACCTTTTCTTTCCAAGTGGTCTTAGAAATTGTCATCTCTACCTTGCCGAACTTTTTATGATAAAGCACTTTGTTATCCATTGCATTTTATCCTTACTTCTGCTAGAATATAACTAAACGGATAGGGAGCTTCCGCTCCGCTATCTCTAAAGAAGTTTGAAGGTGATTTGAACAAAGTAGAGATTGATTGTCAGGGTAATCTCTTTTAGCTCAAATCCCTTTTTTCTTTTGCGTTTAGCCATTCTTGGTAAGTCCTTTCCGTTGGATTTGGTTATTCCTTAACCATGATTTAATTATATACTTTTGCAATGCATTTGTCAATAGTTTTGCAATGCATTTTTTATTTTTTTGGAAAAACTTTCCCAACGCACCCATATTCAATTGTCAAAGGACACTGCAATCTAACACGATTGCGGATTAACTAACATTTTTCCAATACTCATCCAAGTCAATTCCACGCTGTACCCGTGCAATTTCAAGCGTTGTCTCTGCTTGTTTCACATTGGCACGCATGCCGATTTCTAATTCTTCTCTGGTCTTAGCCATATACAGACCGAATGGAGCTGTCTTATGACTGCCTACTGGATGCCCTTTCTTCTTCAAAGTCTCCAGTACATTCTGTAAAGTCCGTCTGCCTAACTTTGTTCGTTCCTGCACTTTTTCAAACTTGATAGGTTTATCAAAGCGATACGGCAAGATAATGTTCAGTACATTCGCTTCAATCGTCGTCAATTCCGTCATATTCTAAAATCCTTTCTACGTCGTTCAAATGCTCTATATCTCTTGTCTTTCGATAATTCTCAAATGATTTCAGCAAGAGTTCTATTTTCGATTCTTTCGTCATTTTGCGCTCTCCGACTCACGTTTTAACCGTGCAATCTCATCCCTCAACCGCTGATTCTCGATACGATATTCATTTCGTTGTTCAGCGATTTCACGGACCATGTCATGCAATATTTGATTTTCCTGTTCTAGTGTGTAAAGCGGACGTGGAATAGCAGGTTTTTCTTGTTTTAAAAAATTAACCAACCATTTCTGCATATCTTTTCCACTCCTTATCTACTTGCTGAGCGTTCCGTTTTAGTCCGTTACGAGCTTTTTCAATGTCACAGGTACTCTGATACCCCATGCCAGCTTTAAAGCCGTACAGATAATCTCTGCGACGAATTTCTTCGAATTCTTCACGCATTTGCTTTTTCTCAATCTTCCGCTGCTCCACAACTGCCGCCGTCAAAATCGGCACAGCGAAGATTCCTAATGTTAAAATTGCTTCAGTCATATCAACCTCCAATTTACACGCATCCACTCAACCACGGCATCCCGTGGAAATCGTGGGTGCGACCCTTTCTTTTCAATCCTTGGAAAATCCTTTAGGTGTGATACCCTCTGGAATTCCGATTCATTCATGATTCCTAGCAACTTCTTGCATTGCTTACTGTTGAGTAGCAAAGGCATTGCTAGTTCTAAGTTAAACACCTCAAACACTTCCACCAATCTAACTTTTAACTGACTGATAAAACGTGATATGAGGCTTTCAGCAATGTCATCCATCTTGTCAAACCTCGCTTTCGTGTGTTATAATTTAAGTGATTTTTTTAGTAAGCCACTGTTCCCGCAGTGGTTTTTTTGTTTTTTCAAGCAACATCATCAGCTAAAAATTTATTGATAAAATACTGCTGACCTTTGCCAGTAACTTTTACAGTTTTGCTAATCGAGATATGACCGTCAGCATGTGTGATAGTCGTCTCTTTGATTTCAAACAGACCTAGTTCCATAGACTTCTGCGTTGGCATGTTCCAATCACTGCCCTTGCGCTTAATGAGATAGCCGTTCTCACGCAACCGCGCAAACAAGCGATTAGCACCGATTTTAAAGCCGTTTTGACTGATTAACTTAGCTAGGTCTCCAACCAAGATAGATGAGTGACTAGCACTCACAGCGTCTGCAAATAGCACCTTGGGTTTATCCGCCTCAATCTGTGCTTCCAGCTGATGCACCTTCTTGTCAGCCAATAGCAGAGCGCGAGCCATAATCTTCTCTGGACTGTTGAAGTCCTTTTCTATTTGGATAAAGTACTGCCGTACCTGCTTGCCTCGGTCTGTCCGTTGGATCATAGCAATTTCCTTGGCCATGTCCAGCTTGATAATATGGTCAACCGCTCGACGACCTCCCGTACTTTCGCTCAAATTTGAGCAGAAGTCCTGTCCTTCGACAAATCCATATTCGGTCATTCTAGGGAACCAGTCCTTATATGCCGTCTTGACACCCAAAGCCTCATGCAACTGCCGACCAGACACAACAGGCTCTTGATTATCATTCACACTAACGTTGATAATTTCGTTCATAAAATTCCTTTCTGATTTGATATAATTAAAATAAAAACGATTGGAGAAATATTATGATATTTCAAGCAAAAATAAATTCTTCTGTTTCTAGACCTGTAACTATCGATGATATCTGTCCAAATTGTAAAAAACCAACCAATCCACATCTGGTGAACTCTTCTTATTTTCCTCTCGGCGAAGAAAAAACAAGTTTGGTCTTAACATTTAGATGCTTAGGTTGTAAGCACTTCTGGACAGAAGAATTTATAGCAACAAGGCATCGGATTAATTCCTACACCGATAAATACGAAATCGAACATCTTAAAGTTACTCCTAGCCTCCCAAGTGATATACCTATTTCTGACGATGTAGAATTAGTTTCCCCAATCGGTAAACAAATCTATGTTCAAGCCCTAAAAGCAGAACATGAACAACTCGACCACATCGCAGGAATCGGCTATCGAAAGGCACTTGAGTTTTTTGTTAAAGATTTCTCTATTGTCACAAATCCTGATGACGAAGATAAAATCATTAAAATGCCGTTAAAACAGGTTATCGAAAAATATATCAAGGATGATGACCTTAAAACATTTGCACTTGCATCTGCTTATATTGGCAACGACGAAGGTCATTACTATAGAAATAATCCTGATAAAGATTTTTCTCATCTCAAAAATTACCTTCACGGAGTTATTCACTACATGGAAATGAAACTCAATTTTCTTGATGCTCAAGAACTTGTAAATCGCTCAAAGAAATCTTAGCGTCAAGTTCATCCACCTTCTCCGCAATATAGGCCACAGTCCTCAGTATTTCATTGAGGGCTGTTCTTTCTAGTTCGTTCATCCCCTTCTCCTTTCTAGTCCTCAAGGACAAGACGCTTAGTCTTGATGACAACTTCTTCAATACGAGCACGTTTCAAGCCTTCACTGATAAAATAATCAATAATAGCACTACGGCTCATTCCTGTACCAATTGACAAGCTGTCTACCTCGTCGTAGTTCTCACGACTAATGACCACTGTGGGACGGTTATTCCCTTTCTGCCCTGTACTTGGGCGACCGTATCTTTGTTTTGACATGTTAGTCCCTTTCTAGTTTGGCTGGTTTTATGCGGTTAAACCGCAATGCTATCTAAAAAAATAATGTCATCTATAGACAATCCAAAATTTTCTGCAATTTTATAGGCTGTTTTGACATCTGGATTTGTTTTCCCTTTTTCCCAATTTGCCCATGTGTCAGCAGTAACACCTACCAGCTGACCAGCTTGTTTTTGCGTAAGATTGTCCCTGGCACGCAACATTTTTAGCGTCCATTTCAATACTCCTCACCCTTTCTAAATTCATCTAGGCTGACATCCAAAGCGTCAGCGATTTTAATGACATCCTCAAACTTCAAGGATTTCTTTCTACCCATTTTTAGATCAATTAGGCTATTTTTATTGATGCCTGCAAGCGTAGCAAGCTTATTTTTAGTCATACTTTTTTCTTTTAGCAGTTTTTCAATTTTTTCCCACATATTCTTCCTTCAGTTACTAGATATAGTATTCAAAAAGTTATCCACAACTACATGTTGATTTTTCAATAACTTTCTGCTATAATATTCTCATGAATAACCCAACATCTTTTATTCATAAAATTTTGATAGAAAGGAGAAGAATATGGCGAAAACTTGTAGACCATCCAAACCTGTTAGCAAAGCTGGCAAAACATTGGCGACTAGCAAGTCTGCTTCTGCAAAATCCAAAGCAGGCAAGACCTTAGCCAATCATAAGGAAGCTAAACATTAAATAGCTTCGGATTATCAATTAAAACTTGATGCAAGATTATAGAAAATCGCGTTACTAAATCTTCATCTTGTTCTTTGTATCCGGCTTCTTGCAACATGGCATGTGTTAATTCATGGATTAGCACTTGCCTTTTTCTTTCCTCTGAAAGACTTTCTCGAACATAGATTATTTGCCGCTCGTAATCGCAGTACCCCCACAGATTTCGTTCATCATCATATGCTTTGAAATGTTCCTGTACAATTACCAAATAAGTAATGCCACAAACTTTTATTTCTGCCTTCGCCTTCTCTCCCATCCTTTCCACCTTCATTTCTTCCTCCACTTCACAATCTGCCGTATCACAAACGACAGGACCAACAAACCAGCTAACCAATAGATCATTGCTTTCTTTGGCAAATGGTGGTATACTTCAAATAAGAGGTTGGGGCTTTCGCCCCTTGCTCTTACTTTTTGTTTTGTAAGTTCCGCTTGTGCTCAAGCACTTGTTTGTGCCATAAGCGAGCTTCTCTTACTAAGCCTAGAATGATAATCGGGATTGCTAAGTCGTTATCAGCTAGGCTTTTTAGTATGTCCACCATTTGCTTTTCCTCCTGTTTTAGTTCGGTCATTTCCCTGACCTTGATTATATTATACTGCGGTTAAACCGCAATGTCAAGAACTTTTTGCGTTTTTTTCGCAATTTTTTTGTTTTTTCTTGATTTTTTTGCGTTTTTGCCGTAAAATCTTCATTAGAAAGCGAGGAAAAATGCTATGCCGATAGAAAACAAAGATATTTTCTCGAAAAATCTAAAATACTATATGGACAAAAAAGGGGTTGATAGAAACCAACTCTGTTCTGATTTAGATTTAAAGTATACAACTGTACGAGACTGGATAAAAGGTATTACATACCCACGAATTGGGAAAATCGAATTACTTGCAAATTATTTTGGAATTAACAAATCAGATTTGATTGAAGAAAAATCCACAATCCCTTCTACCACCCCTAAAACCGTTTCTGACGACGTTTTGAGATTGGATAGGGATTTACATTCAAACAACCACAAAAGCTGGATACGGTACGGAAATGCGCTTCTAGATAAACAAAATACAGTAACAGACAGTAAGAATACAGTAAACGAGCTGCAAGCCACCTACCACACCTACAACTACTACGACCAACCCGCTTCCGCTGGCACAGGTCAGTATCTGAATGATGTGAAAGTTGAGACTATCGAATTACCTATTGAAGTGGATGCCGACTTCGTTGTCCCTATCTACGGAGACTCCATGGAACCAGAATACCACTCAGGCGATTATATATTCGTCAAACTATCCGTAGATCTATCTGACGGCGACATCGGAGTATTCGCTTATAACGGCGACGCCTACATCAAGCAACTCCGTATCACAGACCAAGGCGCCTACCTCCACAGCCTGAACCCAGACTATGACAACATCCCCATCACAGCAGACACCGACTTCCGAACCATCGGCGAAGTCGTGGAGGTGTATAGGGAGAGGTAAATTCAACACCAGAAATAAATATCCTTGACTATTTCACTCATTTTGGTATAATGAGGTTAGTCAAAAGCCTTGTTCGTCAAGGATACGATATTTATTTATAAAGCCTTGTTCGTCAAGGACAAACAGTCTGGTGTACTTTTCTAAGTGCACCTTATTTTTTATCAAGGAGTTACCATGACATTCCAACAAGGAGAAGTCTACCTTGTCAATTTCACACAAAAAGGCGGAAATGAATTTTACGGCAAGCACTACGCTATCATTCTGACACCGCCCGATAAAACAGACGGCACACTCTTGGCTGTACCATTAACAGGTAAAAAAGCAGGTAAAAAGTACCGAGGTGGTATCACGCTGGATAATACCAAATACCAAGACACACCATCAAAACCCAAAGCCTACGCCTATGTCCGAAAAATACAAGAAATTGACAAACGCAAAATCATCTACAAGACCAAAAAGCAAGTAGACTCCTCTGGAGTTCCCCTCACTGACAAATCAGGAAAGGCACTATTCCAGAAAATCTACAAACCAGCCTACCAACTCGACCAGACAGATTTGGACAAGTTAAAAGCAAAAATCAAAGAAGTCTTGCAATTAGATATCGAATAACAAAAAAATCCCCACACTCTCCGCCGACCAAAGCTTGAGTGTAGGGTAATTCCGTATAGTAAAAACCTGCTTTGCAGTAGGTCTCTTTACTATACCCATTTTATCAAATTAGAAAGGGTAAATCAATGGCATATTTTAGAAAAAGGGATAACGGATGGGAATACCGTATCTCATATAAAGCCCCAGACGGCTCATATAAGCAAAAATCAAAGTCAGGATACAGAACCAAGGCAGAGGCTGTTCAGGCGGCATCACAGGCTGAAATAGAGCTGTCTAGCGGCATTGTGGAAGATAAGAACATTACCCTTGCTGAGTACTTTGAAAAATGGATGCTTGTCCACAAGAAGCCTCATGTCGGACCAGAAACGTTTGGTAAGTATGAATACACCCTTAAACTGATTACTATATACTTTCACGAAACAAAACTCTCAAAAATAAATGCCACTTCCTATCAAAACATTATAAACGAATTGGCAAAATGTTATGTAAAAGATAGTGTCAAAAGGTTCAATTCGCATATAAGGGCAGCAATTAAAGTTGCTATCCACCAGGGAATTTTAAAAAAAGATTTTACCGAAATTGTCAAGATTTTCTCCGATGTCGAATCCAAGAAAGAGGAGGATAAGTACCTGGAACTAGATGAATATGAACAATTAATCACAGATTATCGAAAGACAATTAAGTACCAGTCCCACTTCTTCCTGTACACTATCGGAAAAACCGGACTTCGTTTCTCGGAAGCAGCAGGCATTACAGAGCCTATCGTTGACCGCGAAAATATGTGTTTACGAATCCGCAGGACTTACAAGGTTTACGGAAAGAAGAAAGGTTGGGGACCTACTAAGAATCCGCAATCAGAACGAGATGTGCCATTTGATAGTGAGTGGCTGAAAGCATACGACGAGTACATGAAAGTTGGATATATAGACAATCCAGATAAAAGATTGTTTACCAAATTGACAGGGACTGGCGAAAATAAAATTTTAAAGAAAAAGACACGTCAAACATTTAATGTACACGGCTTACGTCATACCTACGTTAGCTGGCTAATCTATCATGACGTGGACGTTGTGACCATTGCCAAGTTAGTAGGACACAAGGATGCGACCGAAACATTGAAAACATATTCGCACTTATTCAAGGCAAAACAAGAAGAATCATTCGACAAAGTCAGAAATTTAATGGAAAAATTTGGGGCGGATTTGGGGCGAGAAAGTTAAAAACCCTTGTTTATCAAGGGTTTTTGTTGTATTTTCATCTCCCCTGCAGGAATCGAACCTGCAACTAATTCTTAGGAGGAATTTGTTATATCCATTTAACTAAGGGAAGTCTGCTTCTCTATTGTACCCCAGAAGAGAGCAGATTGCAAGAGCAAGGTTATATAAGTTTTTTCAAATCTTTACAAAAAGCAGAACCTACTCTAAGATGAAACACAATTGTTTTTATGTATTTCTCTCATAATAGTCTCTAAAAGAAGTAATTCTAAAATGTACTTCGAAAGTTTGTCGTTTTTATGCTTGATTCCTACTCCCCTTCCTTACGTCTCACTGAGACAGCCATTCCGAGTGAAACTAAGCCACCCAAGCTAATAAGAAGTGAGCCTAGGGCTTCTTGACCGGTATTTGGAAGTGTTTGATTTCCTGATGCTTTTTCAGTTTTCTTATTTGAAATAGGAGCCATACTTCCAGATGGTGCCGGTTGCTCGGTTGCTTTCTGATTTGTTACACTATCGCCACCGTCATTTGCTTTCTCAGGTGTTTTCACATCAGTAGTTGTCCCAGCATTATCTTCTTTTTCTTCTGCTTTTGGTTCTTCTACGTACTTCTCTACAAATGCTTTTCTACCTGGAATTGTTGCACTAATGGTTTGACCTGCTTTTTCTAAATCAGTCAAGTACTCCACAAATACTTCTGTATCTGGATTGATAGCACCAATCAGTTTAGCTTCTTTGAAAATCGAGAAGCCATCCCCACCACCAAATAAGAAGTCGTTGATGACAAGTGTATAGGTTTCTGTCGGAACAATCTCCGTCCCATCTTCTTTGAAGGCTTTAACAACCTTATAAGGATTTTCTTCCGTTGGATTGTCAGCCTTCGTGTAGATATATTTAATTCCAGACATTTGAAGGAAATATTTTTCACCTTCATCATATTGTTGATTTAAGGCTGTATAAATCTGCTCACCTGTCATTTGAACGACTTGTAGGATATTCCCAAATGGTTGAACAGCTTGTGCTGCTCCCCAAGTAACTGTTCCATCTTCTTGGACCTTCAAATCTGCCCGAATCCCGCCATCGTTTGTCATTGCAAAGTCAACATCATAACCCGATTTCTTAGCGATAGCTAATTGAGCCGATGTTACTAGATTACCTACAGCACTTTCTTTAAATTCATTCACTTCGCGTGAAATATCTGTCGCTTGACTAGCTGTAGCAATTTTTTGCTCAGTTACTTTTTTAACAATGGTATTTGCCTCATCTACAATTGCCTGAATTTCCGGACTTGGTGTTTTCTGCCCTGGTGCTACTGCAATAATTTTCGCAGTCGGAACAGCTTTAAAGTCGGCAATATCTGTATCATAAACAGCCCTAACATCTGCGTAAGCCTTACCTTGTGAGGTAGCTTGAACAATCAAGGTTTTGCCCGTTGTACCGTTTGTATAGACATGGTTATGGCCAGCAAATACAAGGTCAACTGAGTGTTCAGGATAGATTTCATTTAGCTTAGCAATCATATCTGCAGCTTCACCAGCAGCCACACCATCCTTGCTTGTAGCCGGAACGTGAGCCAGTACAACTATCGCATTTACACCTTTTTCAGCTAATTCACGCGCATATTTAGCAATCGTCTCTGCCTCATTCAAAAAAGTGTACTGCTCATAGTTTTTCTTCAAAACAAGATTAGGAATTTCTGTCGTAACTACACCAATAAAGCCAATCTTAGCTTCTTTATCATTCACGGGAATAGTCTTAATAGCGTAGGGCTTCCAACCATACGGAATTTCACCTGTTTCTTTGTCAATAACGTTAGCAATAACAATCTCCTGTTTAGCAGCTTCACGAGTATAATTATCTACAATCTCATTAAACTGACCTTTTTTTGGAGCTTCACCAGTCATGATACGGTTATACTCATCAAGTCCCTCATCAAACTCATGGTTCCCCAAAGTTCCGTATTCAACATCCATTTTATTAAAGACTTTTACAGTTGGTTCATCTTGCAAAAGTCCAGAATTCGATGGACTTGCACCAACCATATCCCCAGCTTGAACACGGATAGACTCTGCAGGTGTCTCTGTTTCTGCTGCTGTTTCTTCAAATTCTGCTTGTGAATCATCCATGTAAGCATCAAGTAAAGCGGCAGTTCCTGCATTACGAACTGTTTCCCCTTCCAATCGCGCTGTCCCCGTCATATCAAGCGCACCATGGAAATCATTAACTCCCATAATTTGGACAGCTAATTCATCTGCTAAAACAGCTTGTGTTGCAATAACGCTAAAACCAGCTACAAGAGCTAGTATACTGCTTTTCAACCGAATATTCTTTTTCAT